GGGCTGTCCAGAATTTACTATTTTCCATCTAGGCACTCCCTCAAGCGTTGGGCTTGTGTATGAGAAGTTAATCCCATTGGCTGTCTGTGTAGCTTCTGCGGTGGGAATTGAGTTGATATATCCATTAACGTCTGCACTTTCTATGTTCGTCCCTGAGACGCTGAGAGAGTACCCTGTGCGGTATTGGTAGCTGGTTATTGATTCTGTTATTACTGATTGAGAAGTGCTGTTTGTCGAGGAACTTCCTGTACGAAATGTTGGTACTACTGGGTTTGCAAGAATTTTGACAGGAAATAATATTATTAATAGCAGCCAAAACCTAGTCAATTTGGATTGTAACGGTCGTTGATCCTATACAACTAGAACCTGATCCAAATGCACCACTACAAGTATGGACACCTGATGATAAAGAAGTCATAGCTCCAGATCCAAGAGTACCCCCACTACCTACAGTTGTTTGTCCCGACAGATGAGGTAATGCTGCTATTCCTGACGATGGTGTAACTGCTGATGGTGTTGCATCTCCCATTGTTACCGCTTCTGTAAGACTGAAGGCCGACCCTGCTGTTGTGATAGCTTTATCAGTTTGAATCAAAGCAGGAACTCCAGCAGTCAAGCTGGAAACATTGAGTCCTCCAATCGCACCAGAGGTAGTGCTGCCACCAGAAGTTACAGAGGGAGTAATATTATTACCTGATATTGAATATGTCGTACCTAATTTATTAGTGACAGAGTACGGCATATCTACACTTATCTGTGCAGAGGTTGTGAACTTTTGAGTGATGTCTGCTAGTGCTACAGAAGGACTAAACAGAAATAAAAGTGCAATTAGTTTTTTCATTTTTTCTCTTGTTTAGGATCTACTATTAATCTTATAGGAGTATCAATTCGTACAAGTTGAGTATTACCTAACACTTCTTGCAACTCAGCCTTTACAGTCTTACCATTTTTACCACCATTCTCTTTGCCTTTTTGTGTAATAGATGCTCCAAAACTACTTGCAAGACCTACAAAGACTGAAGCTATAAAAGTTGGGTCTATCTTCTGCTGTGGTATTCCTAGTTTTGACAGATCTAAGTACGATAATGACAACATCGCTGTTGCCCAAAAAAGTAAAATAAGTCTGACCCCTAGTGATACAAACTCAAACTGTTCCTCTCTACAAGGCACAGCTTCTTGTAATTTAAACCAAACACTTTTTTTATTTTCTTTTGGTTGTTCTGCCATAATCCTAGTGAGATACTATAAATATAAAGAAAGAAGCCAAGATTGGCAATAAGCGATAAGGTAAAAGTACAGACATAAACCCAATGTTAAAAATTTTAAAACCAATTTTACTAAGGTTTCTTACTACAACTGCTTGTAAAAGGTTAGTAATAGACTTGCTTCGATCAATCTGTAAGCAGACCTCCAATACCTTAGACGACAAAGCTGTTGATATGTTGGAGCAACAACTCTTTCCTAAAATGAACTAATGAACCATAAAGAATTTTTTGATGTTCTTATTGGTAATCCTCCTCCTGAAATAGAGCTTGAAATAGAAATAAAATGCAGAGAGGTAAAAGAATTACCTGATCCTGTAATCAAAGATTATTGTTGTGATCTTGTAAAACAAATAAGACTACAAGATATGTTACTTGTCGCAGCTTTAATTCGGATTTCTGATACAGAAAGTGAACTTTGGAGACTTGAACAAAGGTTACAGCACTACAAAAAACAAAAAAAATTAGGTTTTATAGGTAAACTTAAGTATGTTTTATTTGGCAATAGACCTAAAAAGTGATTATATTAATTTAAAACGTAAGTCTCATGGATAAAAACTTAAAAATATTAAAAAGTTTGCATCTTGAATTAGCAAAAGACCTATTAGATAAAGTAAGAAGTGGCGAAGCAAAAGCAGGTGACTTAAACGTAGCTAGACAATTTTTAAAAGATAACGGTATTGAGTGTATTCCTGTAGAAAATAACCCTATGACAGAGCTAATGAACAACTTACCAGACCTAGAAACTATTCCTCTTACAGATTAATAATTGCAACCCTTACCAGAAAAACTACAAGACTTTAGATATTTCTTAATTGTTACTTGGAGACATCTAAACCTACCAGATCCTACTCCTGTTCAGCTAGATATAGCAGAATATCTACAACATGGAGCTAGAAGAAAGATCATACAGGGGTTTCGTGGGGTAGGTAAAAGTTGGATTACTTCTACTTACGTTGTTTGGAGACTAAGAATAGACCCACAATTAAAATTTCTTGTGGTATCTGCTAGTAAAGATAGGGCTGATAACTTTACGACCTTTACTATGCGTCTTATAAACGAGATGCCAATACTTGCTCCACTAATCCCCAGAGATGACCAGAGAAACAGTAAGGTAAGTTTTGATGTAAGACCTGCTAGTGCTGATCATGCCCCTTCCTGCTCTTCTAAGGGTGTGCTATCGCAACTTGCAGGGAGTCGTGCTGATGAAGTTATAGCAGATGACTGTGAAGTACCTAATAATTCCTTTACTCAGCCCATGAGAGACAAACTATCTGAAGCTGTAAAAGAATTTGAAGCGATTCTTAAGCCTAATGGTCGGATTACTTTCTTAGGTACACCGCAAGTAGAGAACAGTTTGTACCTAACACTAGAAGAACGTGGATATGAAACACGAATATGGACTGCACGTTACCCAAATCATAAAAATAACTATGGAGATCGTCTTGCTCCACGTCTTGCTAAAAACCTCCTAGAAGGCTCTGTAGAGCCAAAAGATCCTGTTGACCCTGTAAGATTCTCTGCACAGGATTTGATGGAACGTGAAGCGTCTTATGGACGTTCTGGGTTCAATTTACAGTTCATGCTCGATACAACACTCTCAGATCAAGATAGATACCCTCTAAAAATTAACGACCTAGTAATTATGTCGGTCAATAAAGAGTACGCACCTGAAAAAGTTATTTGGTCTAACTCTCCTGAGTATGTAGTTACTGATTTACATTGCGTTGGATTTAACGGAGACAGGTTTCATAGACCTGCACAAGAGTTTGGAGACTA